TTAGTTGCTGGCTGTCAATGTATCTGATTGGTTAGATGATACATTACTAGCGATTGTTGCGTCCTGCTCTTCTCGTTGCGCCGCAGCACCCTCACGGGGCTGTGGCGCTTCACTCGAAGAGACAAAAGGCGAACAGGTCACATAGTCAACAGATTTACCACGAATGAGAGCCGCTTTACATTCAGAAATAAATCTAACTTGATAATCAAGGTGTTCTGGATAAAACACCTCATCACCACGTTGAAAAACGTAATCAAACGATTTTGAACCTTTGACGCTAGCCGTAATTGAAACACCTTCAAGCGGTGAAGTTGATGAAAGCTTATTATCTCCCTTTTTTGCCGTTTGCTTGGCCTGCCCTTGGTCTGATGCTGCTACGGTATTGCCTGGCATTAAATACCAGACCGCAGATGCCAAGAACAGGCCAATGAAAAAGGCCGCGCGAGGTTGAGCATTGCCGAGTAGTTTATTGACGGCACTGTTAAATCTACGCTTGGTGTGTTCGCGTGCATTGGTATACCTCCCATAAATGGTATTAGGCGGAAGCATAGAGTGCATACCGCAAGAACCCTCTGAAAAGACTTGTCGTGTATCGTAGGCGTTATAGAGGGCCGTACCTGTATAAACCCATTTTTCAATAACTGGAGACGAATCACTGGAGCCATATTTGACAATCCCCCAGTGAAGCTTAGGCGGTCGAACGTTGAGACCGCCCATCCTAAAAAACCAAGTAACAAATGGAATAGACAATCTATCCAAACGTCGACAATGAACAACATGCTCCGCAAAGCCCTCACGGGCTTGATTGTCCATCATTGAGACGTTTTGAATGATGAAGATAATATCCCAGCCTAATTTTCTGGCGTGTAATAGCCAATTGATTAAACCAGTACGGCCTTTGTCATTCCACGTTCTAGAGTTAAACCAAGTCGCGCATTCATCGAAAACTAAAAGACCGCTTTTATTTTCTGAATAATCGCCTTCATATGGCGTTGGTAATGCGTCAAGCTCCTCAGCCGTTGGCCTATCGCTTACACGTATTACACGACTATTTTTAGCAAATGGATTGATTAAATATTCCAAATTTAAATTTAAATTAGTTGCGACCATGCGCCCCTGATTTAAATATTCCTGAATACGTGAAACAGCAACGAGCGTTTTGCCAGAACCTAATTTGCCTGTAACAACATAGACAGCCATTTACTTTACAACCTCCCATTGTTTTTCGAGGATATAGCCGCCAATAGTGAACATAGCGCAAAAAGCCTCGGCAGAAAGAATAATACTGACACATAGGCCAGTATTTGAAGGAAGAAACAAGCCAGCAGCAGCAATCTCAGTAGGTGCAGCAACGAGCAACTGACCAACCCACCCCTCAAACTTGTCATAAAGCTCATTAAGACCAGCAGAAAACAAGCCTATAAACGTCAAGGCAAAGCCAATCTTAAGTGCACGTTTAGTTGCAAAATAAATCATTACAGCAGTAACAATACGCTGAATTAGTGCGACAACAGCTGGAATACCTAATAAAGCTGGAACCATTTTATTTACCTGCGTTAACTGAAATAGTTGAATAGAACAAATGCCTTAAATATATAAGTGTCAATATTGCAAACACCCAATATAAAAGACCCCTTACCTTTTCAGCGGTTGAACATATTTCTATATTAAATTCACCCATGTTAAAGGTGCAGTTAGCTGAACCGCTTGGAAATATATTTTCTAATGTAGAAAATACAGCTCTCTGTGAAGTTGATTTAATTTCATTAAAAACACCATCTTCTAGAAAAGAGTCATAATCAGATTTAACAGCTTTATTCTCATCATCTAGTGATTTATCCATTTCTGTATTATCAGGAATTGGTGATTCATCTATTAATGACTTAGCGGCATCTTTCATGCCATTTATTAAACGGTCATAGTCGAGAGTAAAATCAAAGCCACCGCCACCACCGTTACCTCCACCATTATCACCACCTAATTGGCAGCTAGGCGCTAAAGGGTTTTTCTTACAGAAATTAGAGCCACTTTGACAGCTTTCTACTGTTGGATTTTTTTCACAAAAACTTGGCTCAGGGGTAGTTTGTTGCTCCTTACAAACAGGAGCGTCAGGAACTGTGGTGCAATCAACAGGAGCAGGCTCACAGGATGCGCCCGTACATTGTTCATCACGAAAGCAGACAAATTGGCCGTTGACATAACCACAACCGTCAACGCATTCAAATTCACTAGAGCAGTAGTTTTTAGGGTCAGCAGCGCAAGCGTAACCGCCTGCATAAGGAACGCATTGCTCAGGTTGTGGTTGTGGCTCATTAGTGTTTTTATCGTAATCAGGAATTTGCTCTGCATCACCAAAACAACCTTTTTCAAGGTTAGGCTGATAGTAAGGAGTTGAACCCTGATTGACGCGTGAAAAAGCACACCTAGAACCATCTTCAAAAGTCTTGCACACCAAAGGAGCGGTATTTGAACCAGCGGTAAGGATAGAGCCGGAATTAAACAAATCTGAGCACTTGGAGGCGTTATCTAATTCGCGCGGGTCATAACATTGGTCTATTTTACCGTCGTTATTTGAATCGCGTTCAAACGTGTAGTTTGGATAATTATCAGGTGGACAAGATAATGAATTTTGTGAATTTTGAAAAATCCAAGTGCCAGAATTAGGCCAATCGTAATTAACAACATAAGTAGAGCCATCAGCGCGTGTACCAGTATATTGACCTAAACAGTTAATAATAGTACCACTTAATGAGCAGGTTACAAAATCAAAATTAATTGAAGGATTAAGGCCGCGAATTCTATCCTCGTTAATCTTTTTACATGATGAAAACTCAGAATAAAAAGGAGTTTTATAATTACAAGAATAATATGAAACAGAATCAGATTTAGGAGCATGGTAAGTAGCAGTATCGTAAATACTTGCTTGCACATTATTTGAAATAAAAAGGGCTGCTATCAGCCCAAAAGCTAAAAACAGCCCTTTCATAATTTAGCCCCTTATTAGGTCGCTTTAGAGGAGAATTTCTTGAACAACTTAATACCGATAATAGCTGTCATAACAACAGCTAAAAGTGTCCAAGCATAACCTTCATATTCAGTAGCCTTGGCTTGCAACGCTGTAAATACAGCAGAAGCACCCTCACCTTCAGCATGAGCTAAGGCAATGGAACCAAAGAAAGCGGCAGAACCATAAGCGATTTTGGAACCATATTTTTGACACATATTGCGGATTTTCATGTTTAACACCCCTTTAGGTTGAAGAGTGGGCAAACAATCGAGCCATATAAAGCTTATAGCCAATTGCAAACCCGAGCGCATAGCTGAACAAACCAAGCCCAACTAATTCCATTAGGAAATCAATATTAATTGATTGCCAAAAAGTTAATTCTACTTCCATGATTCACCGTTCCCCCATCCGATGGCGAATGGAATAACAATGAGCAAAGCTAAAAGTAATTCATTTAAATAAGGCATAGAATTTAACTCCAGTTAAAAACTAAGCATTAACACATTGAAGATTAATCTGTTCGCGCTCTTTATTAACAACATCACATAAAGCGCACTCGAATAATTCAAGCGTTAAAATATTAATTGGTTGCTCAATATCACCATCAAAGACATTTCCGCAACATGAGCACATCCAAAAGCCAAATACTTTGTCTTCCATGACCTACCCCTTAAATTGCTTTTTTAGGAGGATTAAAAATGTCGATATGCTGAACCATGGTCGCACCAACGATAATCGTAGAACTCATATCTTCTGGGTCGATATCGATATCAACTTCGGCAAAACATGGATAATCAAGGCGCTGCAATTGAGGAAGTGCATCGATATGACAGACAACGCATTTTTCTTCATCAACAGTGAAGCCCTTATGAGAACTGCGACCTTTTTCAGTTTCCCAGTTACGAACAGGCGTTAAGTTAAAGATTTTGCCAAATTCATATGGACGACCAGATGTCTTACCAACGCCCTTGGCCGCTTCTACACCTAAAATAAAAATGACTTTTTTCATGATTTGAACCTTATTATTTCTGAGTAAAAATCGGGAGCGGACAACTTGCCGCCATTTTTTGGATTATCACCAACGAGCGAAGCGAGCAGTTCCTCAGCGTGCTCATTTGGAATATGTTTACAGTCCTTACCGCTTAGCCTCGATAACACCTCCTCGCCCGATAGCATCCAATCTTCAACAAGGTCATAAATGGCTCGGCCGCACTGACGCCTTAACCATCTGGTCTTAGCTTCAAGCGTTAGCTCAACTGATTTTTTGAGTTTGAAAATAGGATTTACGGCAAACTTATCTGAAAGGTTGATAGATTCAGAGAATCGACAAAGGCCAGCGAAGTGCTTTGCAGGAGTAAGCAGGACATCAATAGAAATGTCTTTCAATTCGACTTCGGTACGATACCAAGTCTGGCTTACGCCCTGCTCTAGCGCTTTGTTATAGATGCGCCAATAGACTAAAGAAGTGCGAGAACCGATACGAACAATCTCGCCAAGAATGCCGGTATCATCCCTATCATATGTTTCTGAATAACGAGGATTTTTGCCACCCTTGCTGCGCTTAAAAGCACCATCACGGTAGGCTAGCTCGGCATACTTGCAGTCAAAATTGCCATCAAAATCATCATAGAACAGGTCTAAACGGCGTAAAACCTTGACATCAAAGAAGCTTAGCCAGTGATGCAATCTATGACCGTTAGTGTGACTAAAAACATGCTTACAGCCAGTGCCAGAGATTTGAAAATATACCGTGTCATCATTACCACCAAAGGCAATAAAGCCGACCGATACTTTCCCTTTTTTATCCAGCAACTCACGTGATTGGGTATAGAAAAAGCGGCCATAGTTGCGCGTTGCGCCAAGCCTTAAACCAAGTACGCGAATTACAAACTGCTCCAAGCGCAAGTGACGAACCAATATCACATGCTCTTTAAACAGGTCTAAGCCTTCAACTGTATCAGGGTAAGTCTTATAGACAGGCAGTTTCACCCAAGCATCACAAGGTAATTTTTCGAACTTATTCAGATGGATAGTAAAGGCTAAATGGTCAAAGCCGACATAACCTAAACGTTCAGCATAAGAGACTGATTTGTTTTTAAAGCAAGGCAATAGAGGTGTTCTGGTGCCTTTTACTAAATGTGAAGGCGAAGTGTCTCGCTTATAAGAAATATCATCATTATTCAGCGGTTTAGATTGGCACAATTGACCAAATCTATCTGTTAACCAGAAACGACTTAACAAGTTAGAGGCTTGCATGGAATGCCTCCAGCGCTTTCATGGCCTCTTCATTAAGCTCATTCATGTTAACGATTTTATAATCATTGCCGAAGTGGTGAACCATATCCAAGCGGAGAGCGGCAAGCGAAGTGAACCATTGTTCACCCCAAAAGGACGACAGAGTAAGAAAACCCATCCCTACTTCGGTCATGTCCTGATAGTAAATCACCGCTTGCTTAGCCATCAAATAGATCATCCATGCAACATTAATAGCGCAAGCATACAAACGAAAGATCAACTATGCAAGTAAATGCCTTAAAATAGTTCATAGATGCACTCAAAAAGGCGAAAACATGACAATTGGTGAGAATATAAAGCTCAAGCGTGAAAGCCTTGGTATGAGCCGCGCAGAGCTTATAGATAAGGCAGGAATATCAGTAGCTCAGATGTCTAGAATCGAGAGAGGTGAACAAAAGAACCCGAACCTAGAAACATTGGTCGCAATATCAACAGCATTAAATACTTCGATCGATGAGATCGTTTTTGGAGATCAAAGCACAAGCTCTGTTTACCTAAGTAAAATGATAGATAGGCTGCCAAAGGAAAGGCGCGAGTTTATAAAAGACATTGTGAAAATGGCTGTAATGGTTAGCAGCGCAGAACAGATAGATAACGGTTTAAAGGAAAAGAAAAGCTAGTATTGCGAATAATGTCGCATAAAATGTGTAAGTTAACCCCCGTAAGACAGAACGGGGGTTTTTCATTTCTGCAAGCCCAAACCGCTTGAACGTCCTTTTGTCTGCGACCGTCAAGCAAAGGCAGCGCTGAAAGAGCGGCTAAAAAAGCGGTCTAGCAGGACGGTATTCGGGGCAAAAAGCGCCCCTTACGAAAAGCGCCTCGCTTCGCTTCCATCAAGGCTGCGCCTTAATAATCCCTTTTATTGATACCCGAGTATAAAAATAGATTAAATGGTTAAACCATTCTATTGAATAAAATGGTTACACCATTCTATTGAGAAGTGAACTTCGCACAATGTGGATTATGGCTAAACTCGGCCTTTGGCCGTCCCCTGTCGCTGGCGCATTTTGACAGGGGCAGCAGTTCAACATAATCCGTCGTTCATTGTGCGCAGTTTTAGTTGAAAGAGAATGGAGACTTACAAAGACGTTGAAAGTTAACCATAGCCTCCATCATATCGAAATATGCAATTGAATAACCGAGGCTAAACGCAATGATCGCAATAGCAAGATGCGGCCAATATTTTGAGGCGATTTTATCCAAGTCCATGATAATCCCTTTAGGTTAGTTGCTGGCTGTCAATGTATCTGATTGGTTAGATGATACATTACTAGCGATTGTTGCGTCCTGCTCTTCTCGTTGCGCCGCAGCACCCTCACGGGGCTGTGGCGCTTCACTCGAAGAGACAAAAGGCGAACAGGTCACATAGTCAACAGATTTACCACGAATGAGAGCCGCTTTACATTCAGAAATAAATCTAACTTGATAATCAAGGTGTTCTGGATAAAACACCTCATCACCACGTTGAAAAACGTAATCAAACGATTTTGAACCTTTGACGCTAGCCGTAATTGAAACACCTTCAAGCGGTGAAGTTGATGAAAGCTTATTATCTCCCTTTTTTGCCGTTTGCTTGGCCTGCCCTTGGTCTGATGCTGCTACGGTATTGCCTGGCATTAAATACCAGACCGCAGATGCCAAGAACAGGCCAATGAAAAAGGCCGCGCGAGGTTGAGCATTGCCGAGTAGTTTATTGACGGCACTGTTAAATCTACGCTTGGTGTGTTCGCGTGCATTGGTATACCTCCCATAAATGGTATTAGGCGGAAGCATAGAGTGCATACCGCAAGAACCCTCTGAAAAGACTTGTCGTGTATCGTAGGCGTTATAGAGGGCCGTACCTGTATAAACCCATTTTTCAATAACTGGAGACGAATCACTGGAGCCATATTTGACAATCCCCCAGTGAAGCTTAGGCGGTCGAACGTTGAGACCGCCCATCCTAAAAAACCAAGTAACAAATGGAATAGACAATCTATCCAAACGTCGACAATGAACAACATGCTCCGCAAAGCCCTCACGGGCTTGATTGTCCATCATTGAGACGTTTTGAATGATGAAGATAATATCCCAGCCTAATTTTCTGGCGTGTAATAGCCAATTGATTAAACCAGTACGGCCTTTGTCATTCCACGTTCTAGAGTTAAACCAAGTCGCGCATTCATCGAAAACTAAAAGACCGCTTTTATTTTCTGAATAATCGCCTTCATATGGCGTTGGTAATGCGTCAAGCTCCTCAGCCGTTGGCCTATCGCTTACACGTATTACACGACTATTTTTAGCAAATGGATTGATTAAATATTCCAAATTTAAATTTAAATTAGTTGCGACCATGCGCCCCTGATTTAAATATTCCTGAATACGTGAAACAGCAACGAGCGTTTTGCCAGAACCTAATTTGCCTGTAACAACATAGACAGCCATTTACTTTACAACCTCCCATTGTTTTTCGAGGATATAGCCGCCAATAGTGAACATAGCGCAAAAAGCCTCGGCAGAAAGAATAATACTGACACATAGGCCAGTATTTGAAGGAAGAAACAAGCCAGCAGCAGCAATCTCAGTAGGTGCAGCAACGAGCAACTGACCAACCCACCCCTCAAACTTGTCATAAAGCTCATTAAGACCAGCAGAAAACAAGCCTATAAACGTCAAGGCAAAGCCAATCTTAAGTGCACGTTTAGTTGCAAAATAAATCATTACAGCAGTAACAATACGCTGAATTAGTGCGACAACAGCTGGAATACCTAATAAAGCTGGAACCATTTTATTTACCTGCGTTAACTGAAATAGTTGAATAGAACAAATGCCTTAAATATATAAGTGTCAATATTGCAAACACCCAATATAAAAGACCCCTTACCTTTTCAGCGGTTGAACATATTTCTATATTAAATTCACCCATGTTAAAGGTGCAGTTAGCTGAACCGCTTGGAAATATATTTTCTAATGTAGAAAATACAGCTCTCTGTGAAGTTGATTTAATTTCATTAAAAACACCATCTTCTAGAAAAGAGTCATAATCAGATTTAACAGCTTTATTCTCATCATCTAGTGATTTATCCATTTCTGTATTATCAGGAATTGGTGATTCATCTATTAATGACTTAGCGGCATCTTTCATGCCATTTATTAAACGGTCATAGTCGAGAGTAAAATCAAAGCCACCGCCACCACCGTTACCTCCACCATTATCACCACCTAATTGGCAGCTAGGCGCTAAAGGGTTTTTCTTACAGAAATTAGAGCCACTTTGACAGCTTTCTACTGTTGGATTTTTTTCACAAAAACTTGGCTCAGGGGTAGTTTGTTGCTCCTTACAAACAGGAGCGTCAGGAACTGTGGTGCAATCAACAGGAGCAGGCTCACAGGATGCGCCCGTACATTGTTCATCACGAAAGCAGACAAATTGGCCGTTGACATAACCACAACCGTCAACGCATTCAAATTCACTAGAGCAGTAGTTTTTAGGGTCAGCAGCGCAAGCGTAACCGCCTGCATAAGGAACGCATTGCTCAGGTTGTGGTTGTGGCTCATTAGTGTTTTTATCGTAATCAGGAATTTGCTCTGCATCACCAAAACAACCTTTTTCAAGGTTAGGCTGATAGTAAGGAGTTGAACCCTGATTGACGCGTGAAAAAGCACACCTAGAACCATCTTCAAAAGTCTTGCACACCAAAGGAGCGGTATTTGAACCAGCGGTAAGGATAGAGCCGGAATTAAACAAATCTGAGCACTTGGAGGCGTTATCTAATTCGCGCGGGTCATAACATTGGTCTATTTTACCGTCGTTATTTGAATCGCGTTCAAACGTGTAGTTTGGATAATTATCAGGTGGACAAGATAATGAATTTTGTGAATTTTGAAAAATCCAAGTGCCAGAATTAGGCCAATCGTAATTAACAACATAAGTAGAGCCATCAGCGCGTGTACCAGTATATTGACCTAAACAGTTAATAATAGTACCACTTAATGAGCAGGTTACAAAATCAAAATTAATTGAAGGATTAAGGCCGCGAATTCTATCCTCGTTAATCTTTTTACATGATGAAAACTCAGAATAAAAAGGAGTTTTATAATTACAAGAATAATATGAAACAGAATCAGATTTAGGAGCATGGTAAGTAGCAGTATCGTAAATACTTGCTTGCACATTATTTGAAATAAAAAGGGCTGCTATCAGCCCAAAAGCTAAAAACAGCCCTTTCATAATTTAGCCCCTTATTAGGTCGCTTTAGAGGAGAATTTCTTGAACAACTTAATACCGATAATAGCTGTCATAACAACAGCTAAAAGTGTCCAAGCATAACCTTCATATTCAGTAGCCTTGGCTTGCAACGCTGTAAATACAGCAGAAGCACCCTCACCTTCAGCATGAGCTAAGGCAATGGAACCAAAGAAAGCGGCAGAACCATAAGCGATTTTGGAACCATATTTTTGACACATATTGCGGATTTTCATGTTTAACACCCCTTTAGGTTGAAGAGTGGGCAAACAATCGAGCCATATAAAGCTTATAGCCAATTGCAAACCCGAGCGCATAGCTGAACAAACCAAGCCCAACTAATTCCATTAGGAAATCAATATTAATTGATTGCCAAAAAGTTAATTCTACTTCCATGATTCACCGTTCCCCCATCCGATGGCGAATGGAATAACAATGAGCAAAGCTAAAAGTAATTCATTTAAATAAGGCATAGAATTTAACTCCAGTTAAAAACTAAGCATTAACACATTGAAGATTAATCTGTTCGCGCTCTTTATTAACAACATCACATAAAGCGCACTCGAATAATTCAAGCGTTAAAATATTAATTGGTTGCTCAATATCACCATCAAAGACATTTCCGCAACATGAGCACATCCAAAAGCCAAATACTTTGTCTTCCATGACCTACCCCTTAAATTGCTTTTTTAGGAGGATTAAAAATGTCGATATGCTGAACCATGGTCGCACCAACGATAATCGTAGAACTCATATCTTCTGGGTCGATATCGATATCAACTTCGGCAAAACATGGATAATCAAGGCGCTGCAATTGAGGAAGTGCATCGATATGACAGACAACGCATTTTTCTTCATCAACAGTGAAGCCCTTATGAGAACTGCGACCTTTTTCAGTTTCCCAGTTACGAACAGGCGTTAAGTTAAAGATTTTGCCAAATTCATATGGACGACCAGATGTCTTACCAACGCCCTTGGCCGCTTCTACACCTAAAATAAAAATGACTTTTTTCATGATTTGAACCTTATTATTTCTGAGTAAAAATCGGGAGCGGACAACTTGCCGCCATTTTTTGGATTATCACCAACGAGCGAAGCGAGCAGTTCCTCAGCGTGCTCATTTGGAATATGTTTACAGTCCTTACCGCTTAGCCTCGATAACACCTCCTCGCCCGATAGCATCCAATCTTCAACAAGGTCATAAATGGCTCGGCCGCACTGACGCCTTAACCATCTGGTCTTAGCTTCAAGCGTTAGCTCAACTGATTTTTTGAGTTTGAAAATAGGATTTACGGCAAACTTATCTGAAAGGTTGATAGATTCAGAGAATCGACAAAGGCCAGCGAAGTGCTTTGCAGGAGTAAGCAGGACATCAATAGAAATGTCTTTCAATTCGACTTCGGTACGATACCAAGTCTGGCTTACGCCCTGCTCTAGCGCTTTGTTATAGATGCGCCAATAGACTAAAGAAGTGCGAGAACCGATACGAACAATCTCGCCAAGAATGCCGGTATCATCCCTATCATATGTTTCTGAATAACGAGGATTTTTGCCACCCTTGCTGCGCTTAAAAGCACCATCACGGTAGGCTAGCTCGGCATACTTGCAGTCAAAATTGCCATCAAAATCATCATAGAACAGGTCTAAACGGCGTAAAACCTTGACATCAAAGAAGCTTAGCCAGTGATGCAATCTATGACCGTTAGTGTGACTAAAAACATGCTTACAGCCAGTGCCAGAGATTTGAAAATATACCGTGTCATCATTACCACCAAAGGCAATAAAGCCGACCGATACTTTCCCTTTTTTATCCAGCAACTCACGTGATTGGGTATAGAAAAAGCGGCCATAGTTGCGCGTTGCGCCAAGCCTTAAACCAAGTACGCGAATTACAAACTGCTCCAAGCGCAAGTGACGAACCAATATCACATGCTCTTTAAACAGGTCTAAGCCTTCAACTGTATCAGGGTAAGTCTTATAGACAGGCAGTTTCACCCAAGCATCACAAGGTAATTTTTCGAACTTATTCAGATGGATAGTAAAGGCTAAATGGTCAAAGCCGACATAACCTAAACGTTCAGCATAAGAGACTGATTTGTTTTTAAAGCAAGGCAATAGAGGTGTTCTGGTGCCTTTTACTAAATGTGAAGGCGAAGTGTCTCGCTTATAAGAAATATCATCATTATTCAGCGGTTTAGATTGGCACAATTGACCAAATCTATCTGTTAACCAGAAACGACTTAACAAGTTAGAGGCTTGCATGGAATGCCTCCAGCGCTTTCATGGCCTCTTCATTAAGCTCATTCATGTTAACGATTTTATAATCATTGCCGAAGTGGTGAACCATATCCAAGCGGAGAGCGGCAAGCGAAGTGAACCATTGTTCACCCCAAAAGGACGACAGAGTAAGAAAACCCATCCCTACTTCGGTCATGTCCTGATAGTAAATCACCGCTTGCTTAGCCATCAAATAGATCATCCATGCAACATTAATAGCGCAAGCATACAAACGAAAGATCAACTATGCAAGTAAATGCCTTAAAATAGTTCATAGATGCACTCAAAAAGGCGAAAACATGACAATTGGTGAGAATATAAAGCTCAAGCGTGAAAGCCTTGGTATGAGCCGCGCAGAGCTTATAGATAAGGCAGGAATATCAGTAGCTCAGATGTCTAGAATCGAGAGAGGTGAACAAAAGAACCCGAACCTAGAAACATTGGTCGCAATATCAACAGCATTAAATACTTCGATCGATGAGATCGTTTTTGGAGATCAAAGCACAAGCTCTGTTTACCTAAGTAAAATGATAGATAGGCTGCCAAAGGAAAGGCGCGAGTTTATAAAAGACATTGTGAAAATGGCTGTAATGGTTAGCAGCGCAGAACAGATAGATAACGGTTTAAAGGAAAAGAAAAGCTAGTATTGCGAATAATGTCGCATAAAATGTGTAAGTTAACCCCCGTAAGACAGAACGGGGGTTTTTCATTTCTGCAAGCCCAAACCGCTTGAACGTCCTTTTGTCTGCGACCGTCAAGCAAAGGCAGCGCTGAAAGAGCGGCTAAAAAAGCGGTCTAGCAGGACGGTATTCGGGGCAAAAAGCGCCCCTTACGAAAAGCGCCTCGCTTCGCTTCCATCAAGGCTGCGCCTTAATAATCCCTTTTATTGATACCCGAGTATAAAAATAGATTAAATGGTTAAACCATTCTATTGAATAAAATGGTTACACCATTCTATTGAGAAGTGAACTTCGCACAATGTGGATTATGGCTAAACTCGGCCTTTGGCCGTCCCCTGTCGCTGGCGCATTTTGACAGGGGCAGCAGTTCAACATAATCCGTCGTTCATTGTGCGCAGTTTTATATGAGAGAGATTTTGGATGTCAACATAGCACTAGTCAATGCCTTGTAGATGGTCTAATGGCTTATTGAAGGCGCTTTCGTGTCTTTCTATTTGAGTGGTATGCAAATATTTCGATGTGGTGTCGATACTCTCATGGCCGGCATCGGCTTGCACGTGTGACAACGGCCGACGATTGATATTGATATCATGGGTGATCCCTGTGTGCCGGATATTATGCGCGGTGAGTTTTCGCATTTGCTCGGCATCGTGATTAAAGCCATCGGCTTGCGCGTTATCCGCCGCGAGATTGATAATGGTCTGAATATCTTCGCGGATTTGCCGGATCCCAAGATTGGCATTTACAAGACCCGCATCGCGGCCACGACCGGCGGCGCGATGACGTACGAACAAAGGATGGTGTTCACCTTGGCTTGGAAAATCAGGCAACCCTAAAAATTGCCGATATTTGACTAAACCATCGAGTAATGCCTTAGAAATCGCCACGCTGCGTTTTTTCCCGCCTTTACTGAGTGGAATGTGAAAACTCCAAATGCCTGTCTGTGGATTTTGCCTAAATTGCCCCATAACCGGCGAATAGCCAACCCGCGCCGAGACATCCGAAATGCGCAGATAACAGGAATAAATCAATGAAATCAAGAATAAACTACGTTGATGCAACTCTGGGAACTCAGTGGCCAACTGAGTGACTGTACTCATAACATAGGACCACTGTAACTCTGTGAAAGCTAAGCTGTTTTCATCTTCATCAGTTTGCCTTTGATACTGCTTGTTCTGTGCAAAGCGACTGTGATTCAACCAAATTTGCGCGGGATTACGCTCGCAAAACTCCTCGCTCATTAAGTAACTGTAAAACGAAGATAAAATGGCAATCTTGGTTTTTAGCGCATTATCGCTCAACACATAGGGTTGAATTTGCCCTAACTGTTTCTTGCCCACAAATGGCCGCCAAAGACTGTTTGGTACCCGTTCATCGCGCAATTTGTCCAATTTAAATTGCGGCACATTAAAATAGCCGATCAGTTCCAGCGGCGGCGCCAAGCAATAATCCACATAGCGGCTCATATCCTTACGTAATACCTGTGTGGGCGACATTTTCGCAACATCAAAGCACCAATGCAGGAACGTGGTCAGTTCGCTCCGATAGGCTTTATAGTTGTTTTCACTGTGTTTTTGCTCGAACAACCAATCGGTTGCGTGTTCCATCACTAAACCCGCATCGGGCACATCAGATAAGCTGACTTGAGTGATGTATTGATTCACCACACTGTTGCCATATTGTATGAATTCAATTGAATCAAACAGAGGTAAAACTGGAGAAAGCTGCAT